AACAGGAACAGACAGTCTTGAAGTTAACGATCCGTTTGTGTTCTTGGCCAATGCCAACCCAGGTGACACATACGATTCAGGTATTATTTCTCAGTATTATGACGGCACAAATACTCGTTATACTGGTTATTTTAGAGACATTACAGATAACAAATACAAGTTGTTTGGTAATTTATTAACGCAACCTACCACAACAGTTGACACTGGAAATGCAAGTTTTCAATTACAAGATTTAGTACTTGCAAACGTATCAGCAACTGGCAACGTAAATGGTGCATACTTTGTTGGTAACGGTGCAGCACTAACTGGTATTTCTTCAGATGCTACACAAGTTGTAAACGGCACAAGCAAGGTTATTATACCTTCCTTGAACGGCAGCATCATTGCCAACGTTACTGGTACCACAATTGCCACAATCAGTTCAACTGGAATTGCAGTTACTGGTTTATTGAGTGCGTCAACAACAATCAGCGCAACAGGTAATATTACTGGTGGCAACTTGACCACAGTTGGTATCACTAGCTCAACTGGTAACATTGTAAGTGCTGGTAACGTAAGCGGCGGCAATTTACTTTCAGGCGGACAACTCAATGTTACAGGCAACGTAACTGGTGGCAACGTTAACACTGCTGGGCGTGTGAGTGCAGGCGGCAACGTTGATGCAGCAAATCTCAAGACAGGTGGTATAGTAAGCGCAGTTGGTGCAGCTTATTCTGATTCGTTAAGTACCACTGCTGGTATTACTTCAGGAACAACTATTGCAGCCACCACAGATATAACAGCTGGCGCAACAATCAGCGCAACTGGCGATATATTATCTGGAGGCGCAATTACTGCAACTGCCAACGTAACTGGCGGTAATTTACTTGCAGTAGGCTTGAGCCTAAGTGGTAACGTTGTAAGCGCATTAGTTTCAGCAGCAAACATTACAACCACTGCTAACATCAGCGGCGGCAACATCGTATCAGCAGGATTATTACAGGGTGCCACGTTAAGCGCAACTGGAGCAGCAACATTATCAACAACTACTGCTAATATAAGCATTGGCACTAGCCAAACAACTGGTAATGTAATCATTGGCGGTGCAAGTCAAACTGGCACAATTCTAATTGGACAAAGCACAGCGTCACAGACTGTGAATATTGGCAACGGTGTAACCAGTTCTGGTAATACAAAAACACTCAGCATTGGTGAAAATGGTGCAGCAGGATCCACAACAACAATTGCAATTGGTGCCGCACTAGGCACAAGCTCGGCAACATTCAACGCTGCCACACCAGTCTCAATTGCCAACACTGGCGGTGCTGCTCTCTCTGTAGCAGGTAACATCACTGGTGGTAACATTTCAGCGACTGCACACACAGGAACATCAGTCAGCGTAAGTGGCGCAGTAACCGGCGGCAGTTTTGCTACAGCAGGTACTGTGAGTGCAACTGGTAACGTAACTGGTGGCAATTTAATTACTCTTGGTGCAGTAGTAACTACTGGTGCGTCAACCGCGGCAAGCTACAGTGCAACTGGCAACGTAACTGGTGGCAATATCAACACTGGCGGCCTAGTAACTGCAACTGGCAACGTAACTGGCGGAAATATCAACACAGCTGGCTTAGTAAGCTCAACTGGTAACATTACAAACGGCATTGCCAACGTGCTAACTGGAAACGCTATTGTAACCAGTTTGGTAGCAGGTGCTACTCTAAGTGCAACTGGCAACATTATTGGTGGTAACCTAAATGCCGCAGGCCTGAGTCTAAGTGGTAACGTAGTATCAGGCTTGAGCATGATTACTAATATTACCACCACTGCCAACATCACTGGTGGCAACATTTTAACTTCAGGCCTTGTTTCAGGCGGCAGCATCACAACAGCTGGTAACATATCAATACCAACTGCCGCAGCAGATACAAACACAACACAAGCAGCAACAACAGCGTTTGTTATTGGTCAGGCTAGTGCAGCAACACCAACGTCAATTGGCACAAACACAGTAGGCACAAGTTTGCGTTATGCTCGTGCAGACCACACTCACACTGGTGTTGCGTCTGCAACAGCAAGTACTGGTATTTCTGTATCAGCATCAACAGGCGCAGTTACGTTTACTAATACTGGTGTTACCAATTTGGCTGGCGGCGGTGGTATCAGCGTAAGTGCTGGTACTGGCTCAATCACCCTGGGCTCCACAGCAACCAGTGCAAACACTGCTGGTGCTATTGTAGCCCGCGGCGCAAGTGGTGAATTTAGTGCAGGCGTTATTACTGGAACTGCTACCAACGCACGATATGCTGACCTGGCAGAAAATTATCTAGCTGACGCTGAATATGCCCCTGGCACTGTGTTAGATTTTGGCGGCATAAACGAAGTTACTGCAAGTTCTACAAACAGCACTAGAGTTGCAGGCGTTGTTTCTACAAATCCTGCTCACTTGATGAACAGTATACTTGAAGGCGATCACGTGACTGCTCTAGCATTAACAGGACGTGTGCCAACCAAGATTGTTGGCACAGTACGCAAAGGCGACATGATGGTGTCAGCAGGAAACGGTCATGCACAAGCATGCGCAACACCAACACTGGGAACAGTGATTGGTAAAGCCATTGAAGACTTTGATGGCGAATCAGGCACAATTGAAATTGTGGTAGGAAGACTATAATGGCATATCTTGGTAATGCACCGCAGATTGGGCAATATCGTAAAATGGACGCATTGACGTTTAACGGTGTTACCCAAACATTTAACATAACAGTCAACGGAGTAAGTTTTACTCCTCCAACTTCGTATGCCATGATGGTAAGTCTAAACAATGTGGTGTTAAATCCCGGAGTAGACTTTAGTATTTCTGGAGCAACAATAAGTTTTGCAAGCCAGCCAGCGGCCTTGACACCGTTTTTTGGCTTGCTGTTTGGTGATACACTATATACTGGTACGCCAAGTGATGCCACTGTTATTGACAGCAAAATTGCAACAGGCACAATAAGTTACAACAAGTTTAGTGTGGCCACACAAGCCACACTAACAGCTAATCAAATCATATTTGGAGTTTAAAGATGGCAAGAAAAAGCATTTCGCAATACGTTTTTACACCTGGTACATCAGGTCTAGGAACAATCAAAGTTCCTGAACGTATCAATTTAGAAGACTTCCTGGCAGTCTACGACACTACAAATAACGTATCAATATACAATTTTGGATCTCCTACTCAGGGCGGAACAGTGGCCTGGGCAGCTGGTGTTACTGCTGATTTTCCTACTGCATATGACGGAGTAACTACACTTACATTAGACCTGGATACCAGCACGCTGAGTTCTAGTGACAAACTAAGCATTTATGTAGAAGATCAATATTTGTCTGTTATACCTTGGGCGTTTGGCCAAGATGCAATTGGTCGCGAACGTGTATCAAATCCCCAGTCTCTGATTGACGCTGACTTTGAATACGGTTTACAAAATACCAAGTGGCAGAACTTTGCCACTACAAATAACATCCCCAACTTCTATGATGCAATTGGCACAGACATTGCATTCAACACCAATGGGTATGTTTCAATGATTGCTGGTGACGATGTTATTACTTCAAACGTGGATACCAGCATTAGAATTGAAAACCAAGGAACTCCTGCCTGGGTTGATGCTGACTACGGATTGGTTATTAGTCAAACTCAAGGTAACACAACACCTTTTACACAAACTCATCTTACTGCCAATGTAAACAGTTCTGCTGAACGTACATTTACAGTTGCCAGTACCACTGGATACACTGCTGGTGATAACATTTTAATTATTGGCCGCCCAACTAGTGGTGGTACAGCAATTGCAGCCAACATTACTAGCACAGCTACAACAAGCGTGGTTTGTGCCAACGTGGCCGCAGCTGGAATTGCTGATGGCAGCTATGTTATAACACTAACAGACACCGCCAACGTGTATGAAACAATGGCAGTTACCAATGTTACTGCTAATACATTAACAGTTGTGCGACAAACAAACAACACAAATAGTGGTGCAGCAAACATTACACTTGGTAATGACATTTACGCAGTTTCTACAATTGAAGTTGCGCAAATTTACGCAGTAACTGATGCAACTACATTGCAGTTGACTCGTGGTTGGTACAATACTCAAGCAGCAAACACATTTGCAACAGGAACAGTTATTCAGAAGCTAAGTTCAAACGTTGAAATTGTCAACATGAGTACAACTAGCACAGCAGTTAACGGAGCGCAAACAATTACACGTGGACAGTTTAGCACCACAGCATTAACTGCGGCAGCAACCGGTAGTCCTGTAGTTAGATTGACCGGTGCTTTTTATTCTAGTGGCGATGCAAACTTGCCACAAGTCACAGTCAATGCCACTGCACATGGATTAACAGCAGGCGAATATGTTAGCACCAACAATATGACTAACTCCAACACTGAAGGTGTTAATTTTGTTGCAAGTACAAACACAAACAACTTCACATACTATCCCAAGCGTAGTCCAAGTTTGGCAGCTGGTTATCCACTAAACCAAACAGACAGCGCATTCCGCCAAGCATTTGCTTTCTCTGGTGCTGACATTGACATTCAAAGCATTGTTAGTGACGGCGCAACTCCAAGTACTATCACGGTGACCACAAACTATGCTCATGGTCTTGTACCTGGCACCCCAATTTTGGTATCGCTAACCACTGGTACAAACCAAGCCTACGCCGAAGGCAGTTTCTTTATTGTTAGTGTGCCAAGTACAACCACATTCACTTACACTGCCAAATCTGGTGCTGCTGTGTCTGGCAGCTTGGCCGGCACTATCAACGTACGAAGTAATTCTGCATTTTTACCAAGATCGTTTGACGGCGGCGTTATCATGTCAGCAGGATCTCCCACACGTGGTGCAAGTGCAGTGCGTCAAACCAAGAAATACTTCCGTTACCAATCTGGTAAGGGCATTTCGTTTACGTCTGGTACCATGTTACAACCAACATTTGATGTGGTAAACGCAGCATCGTCTGGCACAGCAGTTAACAGCAACATCAGTATCACAACTGATATTGAACACGGGTTAAATCCTGGAGCGACTATTACTCTAGCAGGTATTACCACAAGCGGATACAACGGCACAGGTTATATTGTTACCAGTATCACGAGTGATATAACATTTGTGGTACAGGCACAAGTAGAACTGGGAGGAGTAACAGGTGAACTAGGTACACAACCTAGAATCAGCGTTACTGCCTGGCACGGAGCCAGCGTTCGTGCTGGTATCTTTGATGATCAAAATGGCTTGTTCTGGGAGCATGATGGTGTTAGTCTAAACATTGTGCAACGTTCAAGCACATTCCAGTTAGCCGGCTTTGCCAGCGTGGGGGTAGGTTCTAATTTGGTAACTGGTGATGGTACATGCCGCTTCCAGGAACAGCTAAATCAAGGCGATCAGATTGTTATTCGCGGTATGACACACACGGTTACTAGTATTACAGACAACAATAGAATGAGTGTTGTTCCACCATTCCGTGGTGTCAGCAACCAAAATCGTATTAAACTTGCACTGCGTTTTGAAACTCGCGTCAAGCAATCGCAATTTAACATTGACACACTAGATGGTGCAGGCGCCTCAGGATTTACTATTGATCCAAGCAAGATGCAGATGTTATTGGTTGAATACAGCTGGTACGGTGCAGGTTATGTGCAGTGGGGAGTTCGTGCGCAAGGTGGTATATTTGCAATGGCACACAAGATTCCCAACAACAATCGCAACAACGAAGCATACATGCGCTCAGGTAACTTGCCAGCACGCTATGAAGCAATCAATGAAACGCCTATCAGTTCGCTGTCAGCAGCAATTAACTCTAGTGAGACAACAATTCCCTTGGTTGATGCAAGTAGTTATCCGCCAGCAAGCGTAACTTATCCTGTGTTTGTCATGATTGAAAGTGAAATTATTAAATACTCGGGCAAGGCTGGAAACAGTCTAACTGGCTGTACTCGTGCCGCTACCTTTGTTCAGTGGGCAGAAGGCCAAAGCCGAAGCTACACATCAAGTGCAAGTGCTAGTCATGCAATCAATACTGGTGTTATCTTAATCAGTAACACTTGCGTTCCAGTAGTTAATCACTGGGGTAGTGCAATTATCATGGACGGTAACTTTGATGAAGATACTGGCTATCAGTTTACATTTAACCGTACCAACTATGGTATGCCTGTAACAACTGGACTAAAACAAGTACCGTTCTGTATGCGCCTGAGTCCCAGTGTATCAAACGGTATTGTTGGAGACCTTGGAGATCGAGACTTGATTAACCGTGCTCAATTGGGCTTGAGTCAGTTGACAATTAACTTGCCAACTACCGGCAGTCGATTCTTGCTGGAAGGTATCCTGAACCCTTCCAACATTGATAGTGCCAACACAGTCTGGACTGGCCTGAACAACTCAGCTGGTGGCTTCCAGCCTAGCTTTACGCAGTTTTCAGTGGCGCCGCGTTACACATCAGAAACAACCGGTGGCCTGGTTGGTTCACAATTGGGCACAACAGGTGGTATGGCCAAGTCAGGTACAAAAGCCAGCCTGGCCTCATCTACTACCTATTCTGGCATCTCACCAGTTACTGTTACAGGTTCTGGATCTGGTGGTGTTATCAACGTGTCATTGAGATCAAGTGGCAGCACCACATACTCTGATACTAACACATCAATTGTGGTAACTACTAGTGGTACTGGTTATGCAATTGGTGACACTATCAAAGTACTGGGCAATGTTATTGGTGCCTCAACCACAGCAAACGACCTAACGCTAACAATAAGAGCTATCACTAACGAATTGCAAGGCGGCGAGCGTTTGTTTGCGATTCCAGTTACCACTACCAACTCTGGACAACTGGACTTGACAACTATTAAACAGATTGGTACTAGCGGTATTCCTGGCACAGGAACTTATCCAAACGGACCAGAAGTTATTGCGTTGCAAGTAACAGCAATTACTTCCACAGCAGGCGCTGTGGCAGATATTCAGTTGCAGTTTAGCGAGAGCCAGGCCTAACGACTCACAAGATCCTGCTCAACAAGCAGGATTTTGCTTTGTACAGCTTCAAGATTTACTGTTGACCAAAGACCAGGATGCATGGGCTTGGGCCAGGTGCCTGAATCTATCCAGGCATACCCAAGATGTTCGTGATTTAGTTCTGGGGTAAATTCGCAGTCAACAATGCAAACCCAGGTGTGGTACTCAAACGCACTGTCTGTTGACGTAAATTTTTCTAATGGTATTAGTTTTTGGTATGTGGGGAAAAAGCCAAGTTCTTCCATGCATTCGCGTTCCATGCCACCAAGTAAAGTTTCGCCAGATTCCACTTTGCCACCAGGCAATCCCCAGCACCCTGGGTGTTTGTTGTCATTTCTCAGCAGGTAAAGATATCGTGCAGTATCTAAACTTCTAAACCACACGCCTACAGCTTTTACAGGACCAATCTCCAGGTTCCGCCGGGGTAAACCCCTTGATAACTCTTTATCCATGATTCGCCAGTCCATTCATATTGTATACCAGTGGTAATGTTTGAAACATACTGTCCGCCACCAGCACCAGCTGATCTAAACACCACTTGCCAGTAGTTATCTGCATATTCAATGATGTCGTTGGCTTTTGCAATCAGTGGCCTGCCGTTAGCACCAACCCAAGCAACTGCCGGCGCCTGATTGTCTGCGGCTCCGGTGTCTTCTGTTAGCAAATAACGTTGTCCAGCCAGCGCACTGTCAAGGCCGTCACTGGGGCCGCTCATTAACGGGTTAATTACTGCGTCAATTGGATCTAGGGTGTTTTGTGGAGTGGTGTCAGTATCAACATCAAACAACACAAATCGATCATCGTTGGGGTCTAAGGCAATGGTACCAACTACTTCAGTTTCGTCCTCTTGTATCAGTCGAATCTGGCTCACACCTGGCCGTAACACTCCGTAAATGTCAATCACAGCAGGCCACAACAAGTTACTGTTTGGTACAATTACTGGCGCAGCCAGTTCATCGTTACCAGGCTCGCTGACTGTGTCTTGTTGTTGCAAACATTGTAGTTTGTTTCCAATAAGCACAACCGCCCAATTAAACGGGGTAATAACTTGTCTAGTTCCCATTAATAAATCGCTGTTCAGCAACGCATCGTTTAGGTCACCATTGCTGTCATACATGTTGGCAATAACACGCTCCACGACACCAAGTTTTTTAACTTTGGCCGGGGGACTAATCCAGATTGGCAAACTAAATTTAATAGTAGCAATGTCAATTGGGTTATCAGCGTTGATTGGTATAGATCTTGAAGTCCATGTGGTAGACTCAAGTTCAACCACACTTAAACTGGTCCAGTCAAGATAGTTGTCAGTACTTTGTATTTCCAAGCTGGGGTTAAACAACGTAAGCAATTGTTCTAGTAATTGCATTTTTTGATTGGTATTGCTGGTCCATATATCAAGGGTAATTCCCAACTTGTAGGGTACAGGCATCAGTCTTTCAACTGTAAACGCATTGCCTTGTGTGGTCTCGTAAGTGTTGTTGACCTCATCGTATGTGCGCTGCCGCACATTAACTTTGCTCACATGGTATGGCTCTTGCATTCTAGGTCGATCGTAATCCAAACTACTAACATAAAATGTCATCATTGGACTTGCTGGCATTGAGTTGCGACTGTTTTCTTGGATGATAACTTGTGCGTTCCGACTAGCATCACCGTAGCGAACAGGCACACGAATCAATGCTGCATTGTTTGTACCGTCAGTTTCGTTACCGTACTCAATTTGAAAATTTGAAATTATTCTAGTAAATTGCAGTAGGAATCTGCGTATTTGGGCATCGTAAAAAAATTGTTGCATAGTTAACTTGACTTCTGTCCTGGTTGTGTATTTGGATATGGTTTAGGCGGATAATTGCCCCCATTGTCACCGTTATCTGCTTGAGGTTTAAGAAGCTCTGACAAGCTCTGACGACTTGGAACGTTGCCCATATCACTAGTTCTCACAGTGTATGTATTGTTAACAAACGAACTACGTAAAGTATCGTTGGTGTTGCCATTGTTGAGATTGGTACGCACTTTGTCCTCAATTTTACTCCAACGATTACCGTCGTATCGGAACAAGCGATTTGGAAAGTAATCTAATCGCAAACAGTAGTCGCCAACAACTGGTCCCAGCGGGAACGCAACACCAGTGGTGACAGGGAGACCGTTTGGCGGAATTCCGTCGCCAGTCAAGTAACCCAGTGTGTACCCATCAGCTCTTGGACTAACTGATGCTCCACCTTGTGTGCCATCTACTGTGGGTCCAGTTTCGTCAGCAGTCAAACTGGTTGGGTTTGCAAGTGTGCCATCTTCGTTAGTGGGCACAACGTAGAATTTAGAGACATCATAGCCGCTTAGTGGTACTTCAACATCAGCTTGCGTAAGGATTGCATCGTTGATTTGATTGTCTTTGGTTCTGGTACTAAACACATCGCTTTGTGTTAGTGGAGTATACTCTTGCCAGAAAGCAGTTGAATCAATTGGTGTATCAGCTGGCACTGGCAGCTTGGCTTGATAATAAACATCGCCATAGTTGACAATTGAACCTGTGGGATAAAAGTTACCTGGATCCCAAATTTGTTCAGTAACAACTGGCTTTTTAAGTATATCCTTAAACTCCTGGTTGTTGGTCATTGGAGTTGCTTTAACACGCCATGTGTGCGGCAACCAAGTCTGACTCATGCCTTCAGTTGCAAAGTCCGCATCTTGAACAACATAATACTTGGGCAACGGCAACGGAATGGCAGCGTTTAACGGATTGTAATCTTTTAAGTTTGGCACTTCAAGAACGTCGCCGTTCATGATCTTGCGACCAAGAGTATCAATCATGTCGTTGTAGTGGAATGTAATAAACAGTGTATCGTTGTTTAAAAACAACCCAAATTGTGTTAAATCAAAATCAATGTCTTGGTGATTGTAAACGCCGCGCAGGTTGTAAACGTCTGCATCATAAATTCTATCGCGGTTTTCCAACAACAACAAGTCCTGGATATTTAAGGGACTTAGCGCATCATAAATTGGTTGGGTTGCATCAGAGTTGCCCGAAAATGCAGAATCCTCGCCCCCAGTCTGCGGTCCCATGTACTTGTGAAGAAAAATGTCCAAACCCCCAATGGTGTACATCTCACTGATGGTACGATCCAAAAATTGGTAATCGCGGGTTCGATTTGGGCGGTATAGACTTAGGCGTGGCATAATGTAGTATTTATGGGAGGTTGACCAATAAATCCAAAACTGCTATAATACACACTTAACCACTCCAGGAGTATGTTATGAAAGCTGTTAACTTTTTAGCAAAGTACACAGGCCCAAAAGGCAAGGGATTTATACAGTCCTATGACAAAATAAAAGCCACAGAAAAATGGGTAGAGTACGCTCTTGACATTGTGGATATGAGCCGTATAATAATGACAGTGGACTTTGACACTAAATGGCGACTGGCAGAAGCACTGGAAACGGCAGAGCGCAAAAAGGCCTGGATGTATAAACACAAAAATTTTGACGTTAAACGTGCCGCTAGACTTTTTGACGCTGTAAAACACTTGCCCAAAACTAAGTAAGGAATAATTATGATTGCAACAAAACCTGTAAAAATGCTCAACCCACGCAGTGCAGATACCAATATTTTGGGTTCTGAGCCGGCTTGGAAGACACAGCCCACTGAATTTCGCATCACTGCTTTAACCAAAGCATTCACATGGTACAACTATTTTTACGGCAAAAAAGATGCTCGTGACATGATTGTTAACTATCTTGAAGCACATGACCGCAAAACAGACGTTCGCTTGCTTAAAGGTATCCCAGATTCAGCAGTGAGATTAACTACTGGCTGGCTCTGTCGCATGAGCATGGTTGGATTAGAGTTGTCTGAAAAAGAAAAACTCAGTTTGCAGACCCAGCTTCGTGAAATTTTGGACAGCAAGCAGAATGAAGTAGCAGAAGAAGTGGCCGAAGACGCAACTCCCAAAATTACAATCCAAGATCGATTGCGTGAAAAAGTAAGTGAGTGTATGGGCGAAATTGACGGCTTGTTTGACGAGTTTATTTCAGCCGGTGCAAAGATGAGTCCAGACTATAAACCGGTTACACTGTTGCGAAGCATGAATATTGCACCGCAAATGGTGGGCTCAATATCTGATTTATGGAAGCGTAGACTAGTTGAATTTGAAGCAGTTGTAGCCGGCAAAGACTCCCATTTGGTCGAAGGTTACAGCCATTTTTCTAAAATTCAAATGCGCAACGTGATCAAGTTTTGCGAAGCTGTGATCAACGACTGTGGCGCTTATGTACAGATTAAGAAAGTGGAACGCAAGCCGCGCAAGATCAAGGCAGTACCTCCCGAGAAACGTGCCGCTAAGTTCAAGATCCTAGCAGAGTTTGCAGAGCTCAAGCTCAAGTCATTGCCAGCCGCACAGTTGGTGGACAAAACTGAAGCTTGGTTATATGACAGCAAAAAGCGCAAATTGATACACTTGGTTGCAGACGAATATACCAAGGCGTTTACAGTCAAGAACAATTCTGTAATTGGGTTCAGCACAGCAGAAACACAGCAAAAAACTCTGCGTAAACCAGCCGAGCAACTCAAAGCTATCACAACCGCAGGTAAACCGGCTGCTCGAAAAGCGTTTAAAGATATCAAAGCCACCGAAACCGCATGGAATGCACGTGGTACTGAAAATCTAATTATTCTTAAAGTTTGGTAAGCTAAGTATTAGGATGCACGTCATCCCCAACAAAGTAGATCTATACATTACTAATATATGCAATTTAACTTGTCAAAACTGTAATAGATTTAATAATTTTAACTTCCGAGGTTGGCAACGTTGGAGCGATTATCAATCACAATACGAGCAGTGGGGCAAGTTAGTCAATCTTACATCGGTCACTATCATGGGCGGGGAACCTTTTTTAAACCCCACCCTGATAGATTGGGTGCAAGGCATTAATCGCATATTTGGAATTGAAGTTCAAATACTTACAAACGGCACTAGATTTAGACAAAACCCTGATCTTTACGATGCTTTGTTTTTTAAACATCATACTCGCCCGCACAATCACATTGGTGTGAGTTTGCACAACCCTGATCAGTTTGAAAAATTAAAAGAAGATATATTATGGTTTCTTAAAGGACCAGTTCAAATATACCTAAAAGGACATCCAAAAAATAATTGGAATTCTGATTATTTGTTTATTGACCGCAATAGCATAGTTGTATCTGTAATGAATGTTGACACGTTTCATTCGTCGGCTATAACACATTCTTGGAAAAATAGTACACAACAAGTGTTTTCATTGCACAACAGCGATCCATTTGTTGCACATCAAAATTGCGGATTTGCTACATTTAAAAGTTATCATTTTATTCGCGGCAAGTTGTACAAGTGTGCACCGGTGGCACTAATGCCTGAGTTTGATCAACAACACACATTAGATATTTCTGATTCAGACAGAACATTATTAAATTCGTATCAGCCGCTGAGCGTAGATAATTTTGAAACTTACCAACAAGAGTTTTTCTCTCAATTGGATAATCCCATTGCCCAATGTAAATTTTGTCCTGAACAATACACATTTCAAAAAATATTTCCAGTGGTCAAAGGATCCTAACCGTGTTTGATCAAAAGTTTTATCAAATTGGTCTTGGTGAAATATTTCAGCAAAGTCATTGCATGTATCACGAACATGCAGTGGTTCATTTGTTGTCAAGTGTGTTGATGAACATTGGTTATCAAAAAATACCGGGCAGTGCTAGAGGCTGGAGTCGAGGCAGCCAAAAGGTCATTGTGTGCTTGGCCGACGATTTTGGAGTCAATAGAGATGATTGGAACCTCCCACCTGATCAATGGTTTGATGCGGACACCGTAATTGTTACTGACAACTACGTGCCTGTCCCCACCAATTACCAGATACTAACGTTGCCATTAAGTTACTTTGGAGTGTTTAATTATGTTCCAGCAGATCAAAATTGGCAACCAAACAAGCGATTTAATTTTTCAGTGAATCGGCTGGACAATCAACGACAACTGATACTACTAGAGCTGATAAAACAGTCAGGTGGAATTGATCAAGTGCAACAATTAGATTATGTAAATTTTAATGCACGAGCACAGGGCAATGAGCACACTGCTGAAGATGCTCAACACAGTTTTGCGCATTGTTGGACACAGTTAAATCAATTGCACAACACTGAATATGCTAAGTGGTTTGCCCAAACTTTGCCGCACATACCTGTTAGAAATCACGGGTTAACAGTTGAGCAAACGCAGATCGGTGCCTGGCTCAATTTGGTAATTGAAACTTATGCTGGAGATGCTACAGTGGCATTTAGTGAAAAGATATTTAGAGCACTAGTAACGCCGGCCCCTTGGGCTGTATTCTCGGCGAAACATGCTGTGGGGTATTTAAAAACACTAGGGTTTGATGTGTTAGATGATGTTGTAGATCACGGTTATGACAGTTTGACACAAAACAATACTATGTACGGTCATGGAAAAATTTCTGAATTTGTTAAACTCAACATACAGAATTATTACAACATAAAAAACTCTGATCAAGTTAAATTGTCTGTGAGATGCCAGACAGCAGCTACTCACAATCAACAATTATTGGCACAAATGCAACGTCAGTGGCCCATGGACTTTGCTCAATGGTTGCTTAACACAATAGCAAAACTTCAATAAATACAGGAACTGGAGAGTTCCCTATATGGCTGAAAATACACTGCCCGAACTGAAACAAAATTTAATAGAGTATGTAAAACTCCAGCTTGGTGATCAAATTATTGATCTTGAGCTGGACCCTGCACATTACGAGGCCGCCTATCAAAAAACAATTGGCGTCTATCGTCAACGTGCTGAAAATGCTTATGAAGAAGCCTACATCTTTATGGAACTGATACGCGATGTGAACATTTACACATTGCCCCAGGAAACTGTAAGTGTACGCCAAGTATTCCGTAGAACTTTTGGTGACTCAACTGGCCCTTTTGCCAGTAACTTTGATCCGTTTGCGCAGGCCTCAATCAACGTTTACCTTATGAACTTTAACGTAGCAGGCGGCCTTGCCACTTACGACTTCTACTCACAGTATGTTGAATTAGCCGGGCGTATGTTTGGCGCATACATGAACTACACCTGGAATCCAGTTACAAAGAAGCTTCAGTTGATTCGTGATCCAAAAGGCACTGGCGAGAATGTCTTGCTCTGGGCATACCAGCTCAAACCTGAAATACAATTGCTTAGTGACTTCCAAGTCTCACAGTGGATCAAGGATTACATGGTTGCTAACTGTAAAATGATTATTGGCGAAGCACGTGAAAAGTTTGCTACTATTGCTGGACCACAAGGTGGCGGTAGCCTAAACGGTGCCGCAATGAAAGCTGAAGCCAAAGAAGAAATGGCAGCTAAAATAGAAGAACTTAAAATGTATGTGGATGCAAGTCAGCCGCTTACTTGGGTAATTGGTTAACACAAGATTGCATACTAGCGCATCATGTGTTATAATAACACATGGACTTGATGATTGACTTAGAAGGGCTAGCAACTGGCCCGGATACTACTAT